TGTCCTTTGACTTAGATTCGTGGTTTTCCCTATGCAAGAAGCTTTCTCCAGCCGTATTTACATATCCAATAAGAATCTACAATATCAGTTGTAGGATTCGTCAGTTTAGTTGATTTTGGTCTAAGGGTCTTTTGAAGACCTACTGGTACAACACACTCTTTAGAAAATGCGTCATACATTAAATCTTTATTCGCATTACCCTTACCTGTGGCATATTTTTTAATAACTGAGGGGGGTACAGATGTAAAAGCTTGTTTTGCTTTATACATTTTATGTTTGAGTAGTCCAGAATTTTCTGCAACAGAACGAACATAAGATTTACCAGAAGTAGCAAATGCGTATCCTTCTATGAATACTTGACACCCACTAACTATACTCATAGCCCAATCTGAAAGTAGATCATGTCTTTGTTCCTCTGTTTCCCATTCTGGATATGTCCCTGCGTGTAAATTTAAAATCTCATGTGGGGTGGCCCGTTTGAGTCGTTGTGTAGTTTCCAAATAATATACATCACACATATCAAAGTTAAACTGTCTATTATCATCGGTTCCTTTCCATACACATATTGCGGGCGATGTTAGTGAATAATCAATCCCAGCCAGTTTCTTCATCATCTATAATCTCTACAGGTTCTTCAATCAGACTACTGCAGAAAGGACAACATTCAATAGCCTGTTTAGGACTTTCATCTTTCATTTTATATTTAATGACATATTCCTTATCGCAGTAATCGCACAATATCTCATAAAGTATATAGTCATCTTCATTTATCTTAACATCTATAGGCATCAATTCCCTTATTATAATTTAAACAGAGTTTTTTAAAGTTAATGGTTTTTTACTTTGTTCTTCTTTTGCTTTTACGTTTTACTTCTAGTGAACATTCAAATGAAAGATCGTAGATGTATTTATGAATTTGAGGTGGGAGTGCCATATTTGCTCCAATCACTTTCACAAACCTTTCATACTCATAGTCTTTTTCAAATCCATCTACAGTACATTTGACTACAGAGAATACTTGTCTTGGTGCCATCACTCGTTGTACATCGGGATTCAAAGCCATACTGAGGAAATATTTTGCATACCAATATTCCTTCTCTACATGGGGCCATGGTTTGAGTTTGGGTTTGAGAGTTTCTTTTTTTGTTTCCGTTACTTCAGTTTTGATTTCCTTTTCTGGTTGTGTTGGCCCAAAATTTATTGTACAGCCTCCAAAGATTATAGTAAATATAATTATGATGATTAAATTTTTCATCTAGTCCTTGTTAAATTATTTCACAACCTCCTGCCGTACATGCCAATTCTTGACTTGCTATGGTGTAGTCTTGTGATTCGTATTTTGATAGCTCTGCCCAATCCACATTTTTTGGCATAGTCTTTAAGGCTTCCTTGTACTCTTCCTCTGTACAATCTTGATATGGTGCCTGACGATATACATGCTCACTAAATGGAAGAAATGATATACCACTAATAGAATCAAAATGATCATACACCCAAGCTGCTACTTCAACCCACTCATCTTCCTTTACGGAAATTGTAACAGATGGTTTATGTTCACACCAACTTTCTGCATAAACTTTCCATAACTCTAATTGTTCTAATGCAGTCATATCCATACGACAAACTGCTCCTTTTGGAGATTTCATTGGAAATGAAAAGACTGTTGTATGTGCTGGTTTTGTTACGTCTATTTCATTTGGAAACCCCATATTTTTCATAAGTTTACAAAGGGGATCTTTATTGTCCGCTCTTACAGTACGGATATAATAAGGATTATGACGGGCATGAATACCAGAAGCAGAATCAACAAGCTGAGATACAGTACCACTTGGTTTGACACAAGTAATGGCTGCACTAACTGGAATTCCAAGTTTGTCTGCCCATTCTTTATTTGTTTCATAAGCGATATCTCTCAATTCTTCAAGTAGTTTATCTAATCCTTTTTTAGATCCATTTGTAAGAGGATTATCCATTATTCCTGTGAGGGATACTCCCAATAATCGTTCCTCATCACAATTCTTTTTCCACTCTCTTGAAAGATATTTGAATTCAGTAAGGGTTGATTGAAATGTTCCAAGGATAGCCGCAGTTCTAACCTTTTCTTTGAGAGATTCGCGAGTGTCTTCTCGTCTGACAACGCATTCTGAGAGGTTACAGAATTCGCGTGACCGTAAAATGATCTCGCTGCACGGATTTGTGCCAAAGTCCTCTCTAGCGATTCGTCTTGTAATAAATTTTCCATCTTCATCTTTATATCTTTCATTTAATTGTTCAATAGTTTTTTTGGCTGACATACCATTATAAATTCCACGTTCTCCTGACTTTGAATCGTATAGGGAAAGCCACTCTCGCATGAAAGTACCAACGTCTGGTTTTTCTTTATAGTTAACCGAGTTGTTTGCAAGCGCTCTTTGGACATTGCGTGTATGCCACTCACCATGCTTGGCGAAACGCATCTCACGATCATTAAGGTTAGACAAGCTAATGAGAGCACTCCTACGAACACCCCCCACAACCACGATTTCTGCTGTCTTGCATACGATGTCATGACATTCTACTGGATGTAATTTTCTACCTAAAGAGTTCTTAAAAGTATTTATTGTAAATTTAAACAAGTCTACTAGTGGAGCTGGGCCTGATGCCCGTCCACCAAAGGTCTTGAGGGGTGCACCGGATTCTCTTACTTTAGACACATCCCACTTTGGAATATGACCACCATACAATAATGATACCAATTCTTTAAATGCCTTAGCCCATCCCAATTTTGAATCTGAAACAACAATTACTGTATCAGTATCATATAGTTCTTCTGGAACTACTGGTAATTGATTTGTGTATTCTAGTTCTACAGAAAACCCCACGCCTGTTCCATTCATCAACACATAAAGGAGTTCATCAAACGATCTTGGACTATCTATTTTAATATAAGAACAATTATATCCTGCTACATTTTCTTTCTTGAGAGCTGGCCCCGCAGTCATAAGACACCTCATTGAAGGCATAACATGGAGGTTCTTACTGCATTTTCTAGTTCGGTTCGTTCTCCGTTCTCTAACTTGTAATCATTTTTTTCTTCCAACCATTCTGTAAAAAAGTTAAAATATCTACCAACTGTTTCATCCCATGTTTCCCTTCTTCCCAAATCATAATCCCATCTAGCGTATCTGGATAGGTGGATGTATTCTTGATAAATGGTTGGTAGTCTCATTCTGCATCTCCTTGCTTTAATTTTTCTAAAAATTCTTTTGATTCTCGTTTTCCTAATTTACTCTCTAAAACACCAGCACCCTTAACACTCATTCCTGCTAGTGCAGCCTTTGTATCTGCATATTCTAAAAGTTCTCTAATAACCCCCATTTCTTGTTTTGAAAATGTTGTTGCTCCTTGTACATAATCTTCAAATGCTTCACAACATAAAGGGAAATTCGGTTTCACTAACTCATACATTACATCTGAATAGTCTCTAATTTCTCTTTGTGCATGACTATCAGACCTTAATTTTACAAAATGAAAGAAATTATGTAAATCAATTTTCCATATACATTCGGTATAATTAGCAACGGGCAATAGGGCTCTAGCTACTTCCCTAGAGAGATCATGCTCTAATAAAACTTGATATGCCATACTAGCACCATCGTAAATTCTATTAAATTCAAACTGTAATAAACCTTGGCTTTCTAGGGGTTCTCCCCTACCTTGGTTATTTGTTGTAGATTGTTTCGCGAGGTAATCACCCTCAGGCAGATAAAATTCATTACTCATCACTGAGTAACGGCCAGAATACTCGTTCAGGTTTGCCGTCCTGTGTCTTACGAGTTGTCTCATAATAAAAATTGGTAATTTCAAATGGAACTTAACTTCACACATCTCAAAGGGTGAGGTGTGTTTATGTCTCATTAGGTAACGGATAAGGTTCCGCGTTTGATTTACCTTTCTTGTTCCTTTTCCATAACTAATACGAGCAGAGTTCTCTACTTCTTCATCATCACCCATCACATCTAGAAGTTTTACAAATCCTAGTTGATGAATAGTTTTCATACCTAAACTTTTTTCCAACTGTGCACTTCCCACTCACCCCGCTGACCAGAGTAAGTATTTGTATTTATAATTTCAACTAACCGAGCATCCTTTATACTGGTTAGAACCATGTCATTGATATCTTTACAAGTAATTGAATTTGGCCATACCACAATCTTCCAACCATTCTTCAAAAACCTTACCATACTTTTCACTATTTGAAAGTTTCTTGGTTCATTATCAAATATAAGTGTAGTCTTATCTTTATCAATGAGAGTCAAATCAGACATATCCGCACCAGCCATTGCGAGACAATTTGGAAGAAAGAGTGAGTCAATTGGGCCCTCTACCAAATATGTATATTGTTCTGAATCCCACCTTTCAAGTCCAAACACTTTTGGTGCATCTTCATGTACCTTAACTGTCACATATCTAACTTTAGATTCTTGTAGGGCCCGCCCTTGTGCTCCGATAAGTTGGTTATCTTTATCAAAAAAGGGTATCACTAGTCGCGGTTCTTTACCCATCAAATTTGAGTAATCTACTTGACATACCGAAAGGGCCCAATTCTTGAAATCTTCCGTATAGAAGATTTTATCCATAAATTGCTGAGGTATTTCTCTACTCTCACAATAAACTCTTGCGTAATGTTCTTTTGGTAAAGACTCTATAGATGGTAAATCTATATTAGTTTTCTTTGGTTTGAATTTTGGTGTTTCAAATTTGAACTCTGGTGCTTTAGATTTTCTTTTACCAGTTTCACCTGCCCTATATCTTTCCATAATATATTGTTTATGGAGAAATGGATCAAGACATACCCGAAGATATTCAGTAAAGAAGAATGTGCTGGAATTATAGAATGGTTTGAAATTCTGGATGAAAGTAATCAATTAGTACAAACTAAACTGGAAGGC